AAATGCCAACTGATTACTTGAAGGGTGTGGACTTCAGGATCACTAAGACAACTAAAGGTGGTTATGCTGACTACTCAACATCAAAATGGTCAAGAAGAGAAAGACCGTTGGACGAGGCAGAGAGAGCCGCGATCGACACACACGGGTTACACAACCTGGGTGACTTCAGACCAAAAGAACCAACAGAAGCAGAGGTTAAGATAATCGCAGAACTATTTGCGAAATCTGTGGAAGGTGAGGCTTATGATCTTGAGCAGTATGGACAGTACTTCAGACCAGCGGGCGTGGCTTACCAGGGTAAACCACAGGTAGCAGTACCAACAGCATCGGCTCCAGCGGCAACACCAGTGGCAGAGGCGGCTCCGACAGCGGCTCCAGTTACTGAGAGTGCACCAGCACCACAACCTGAGGCGGCTCCGGCAACGGCGGCTCCGGCGGGCGACAGTGCCAAAAGAGCGGAAGACATCTTGAAGTTGATTAGATCAAGACAAGCAAAATAATCTGACATTTTACCAAGGCCCTAATATTGACGTTAGGGCCTAGGTATGCTAAAATAGATGACACAAAGGACAAAATTATGACAAAAGTATTTGACGCAACAAAATTTAGAAAGAGCATCACAAAATCCATACAAGGACTTGGCATAGGATTCAGCGATCCCACAGACTGGATCTCCACAGGAAATTACGCATTGAACTATTTGATGACCAGTGATTTCAACAAAGGAATTCCACTAGGCAAGGTTACAGTACTTGCGGGTGAATCTGGAGCAGGTAAAAGTTACATAGCATCAGGAAACATTATCAAGAATGCACAGGAGCAAGGTATATTCGTTATACTGATTGACACAGAGAATGCACTAGACGAACAGTGGCTACAGGCATTGAAAGTGGACACATCAGAAGACAAACTTTTAAAATTGAGTATGTCAATGGTCGACGATGTAGCAAAGACCATATCGGAGTTCATGAAAGGTTACAGGGAGCAACACGCAGACAACAAAGAGGGTGCACCAAAAGTACTATTCGTCATAGACAGTTTGGGTATGATGCTTACACCAACAGACGTTAACCAGTTTGAAGCAGGTGACATGAAAGGTGACCTAGGTAGAAAACCCAAGGCCCTGACGGCACTTGTTAGGAACTGTGTGAATATGTTTGGTAGTTGGAATGTGGGACTTATAGCGACCAACCACACATACGCATCACAGGACATGTTTGATCCAGATGACAAAATATCAGGTGGACAAGGTTTCATCTATGCAAGTTCTATCGTTATTGCGATGAAGAAACTGAAATTGAAAGAGGACGAGAAAGGCAACAAGATATCAGAAGTGAGAGGTATCAGGGCCGCTTGTAAAGTAATGAAGACCAGATACGCTAAACCGTTTGAAGGTGTACAAGTGAAAATTCCTTATGACACAGGTATGGATCCATACAGTGGACTCGTGGACTTGTTTGAGAAAAAAGGGTTACTTGTACAACAAGGGAATAGGCTGAAGTACATCGATAAAGCAGGTAAGGAACACATAGACTTTAGGAAAGCGTGGACAGGTGATAAATTAGATATGATAATGGCAGAGTTTAAGGAAGAGGTACCTACTGAAACAGAAGATACCGATGCACCAATTGAAGTAGAAACAAACACAAAGAGTAAAAAAGAAGAGTAATGATAGACTTTACACATGAGGACATTGAAAGATTATGGAACTCCATAACACATTACGTTCCAGAAAGACAAAAACTGGATTGTGCTATAGACTTCATTAAAAGTTTAGAAGACATTGGTGTAGAACATGACGAAATCAAAGCGTCTGCCGAATACGATCCTAAGTTAGAAGAAGCAATTAACACTGTATTCGAGGAAGACGAAGAGTCAGACGGATACAGTGAAGATGATTAATTGGTACAACGAAGTCAGTAGAAACCTAGCAAAAATACCAGACTGTGTGGCATACTTTGAAAAGGAATTGATTGAGGCCAAGAAACAGTGCAAGATATACGGCAACCTGGAGCGGGCAAGTGCCGCACTACCGGGCATAGTGGAAGAGAGATTCAGCCAACTACAACAACTAGAAGCGATACTTGAATACCTAAACATTGAGTTGAGGAGATTGAGATCAAAGACCTTTAGGAAATATCTAGAAAATTACAACAGAGCACTATCAAGCAGAGATGCAGAGAAGTACGTGGACGGTGAAGACGATGTCGTCGACATGGACAAAATTATAAATGACTTTGCATTGATAAGGAATCAATGGCTAGGCATCACCAAAGGACTTGATCAGAAACAATGGCAGATCACGAACATTGTTAAACTGAGAGTAGCAGGTATGGAAGATGCAGACATCAAATAGAATAATACTCACAGACGTTGATGGGGTGCTTTTAGAGTGGGAACACCATTTTAGTAAATGGATGTCGATGAGATCATATTTTAATAAAGACGGAACAAGATATTATCCATATAAGCAATTACCAGACATGCTGGACGAATATGACATGTCCGTCAGGTATGGAGTCAGCAAAGACACAATCAGACAAGAAATCAGGGAATTCAACAGGAGTGCTTGGATGGGAACACAAAGACCAATGTTGGAATCACAGACATGGGTCAAACTGTTAGCCGCAGAGGGTTGGACGTTCATACCTATCACATCGCAGACATCAGACATACCGGGACAGGAACTACGTAAGAAAAGACTGGGAGAACTGTTTGGAGAACATATATTTACAAATTACCATATACTAGGCACAGGAGCAGACAAAGACAGTGCTTTAGCGGAGTTCCATGATACCGGACTATATTGGGTCGAGGACAAGCCAAAGAACGCTGTATTGGGGCTCAAATACGGTTTAAAGCCTATATTAATAGACCATCCATACAATCAAGACCTAAATCATCCTGACATTATTCGTGTAAGTAATTGGAAACAAATACACCAAATAGTTTCAGGAAGAAAATAATAGTCTATATACCTTTGATTTAAATACGTTCAGTGTGTGAGCATTCTATAAAAGAAATCCGTCTACTATTACATGAAAAATAAAAACTTTTTTTGCATTAAACCGTTTAACAGTGTTCGTGTAAACACTAGCGGAGTAATAAAAACTTGTTGTAATATAAAGCCTAGTTGGTCTAAGTTCAAAAATAAAAAGGATTTTAATCTTAAAACAGATTTGGTAAATGATTTCTGGAACAGCCAATACCGAAATCACGTAAAAAATCTCTTTATAGAAGGAAGCATGCCTCCAGAATGTAAACAGTGTGTCCTTAAAGAGGAGCAAGGTATTAAAAGTGAGAGGCAATATGCTAATCTACACTACGGAATAATCGGCAACAAACCTGCAGAATACTACCTCAGACACCTTAAAAAACAAAATTTAGCACATCCAGAAGATTACAATCTCGATATCACTAATCTTTGTAATTTGAAATGTCAGATGTGTACAGGTGCCAGTAGTAGCAAACTATTGATTGAAAATAATGCACTAGGACTAGAAAATTTAGATCAAAAAGATTACGACATCACTGAAGAAAGATTACAATCATTTATCACTGCAATAGTCGATAACAACGTTAACAACATAACTTTGCAAGGTGGTGAACCCTTGATGAATCCAAAAATAATTTCACTTTTACAAAGGCTAGCAACCAAGGAGGTAGCAAACACTCTTTCTGTATGGATAACAACAAATGGAACGCAATATGCAGAACATGTTCATGCCATACTATCCAGATTCAAAGAAGTAAAATTGATCTTCAGCATTGATGGCGTGGGCAAAACCAATAATTATTTGCGATTCCCGTCAAACTGGACAGATATAGAAAATAATGTTAAAAAATTTAAAACATTACCAAATGCAACGTACCAGATTACCTTTGTTGTGCAAAATCTTAATCTATTGGATATTCCTAACATAATAAATTTTAGTAACAAACATAAGATACATCTAAGACTTAGCCTCCTATATGATCCTGAATATTTGCAGTTGCATGTACTACCAAAGAACATATTGAGAGAAGCATTAGAAAATTTAGAAACTATACATCCAAAATATACTGTTCATGTAACAAACATTGATGGAATTAAAAAAAGAATACAATCAGCGTTAGCATCAAAGAAATCGACGTCTAATGAGTTGAACACTTTTAAGGAGATCATATCTAAAAGAGATTCATATAGAAAAATACATATTAAAAATTATTTGCCAAAAATTGCAGAACACTTAAATATTCAATAATGAAAATATATGTAGGACACGACAGCAGAGAAGATATTGCTTACCAAGTCTGTGAGCATTCTATAAAAAGAAGAGATCCGTCAGCAGAAGTCATCCCCCTCAAGCAAAAACAGATGCGAGACCAAGGACTGTACACCAGGCCCGTGGACAAATTGGCATCAACTGAATTCACATTCACAAGGTTCTTCGTACCATACATGAATGACTTCAAGGGTTGGGCAGTGTTCTGTGATTGTGATTTCCTTTGGAAGATTCCAAGCCATGAACTTGTGAAATACTGTGATCCAAGCAAAGCGGTTGTGGTTGTACAACACGACTATGCACCAAAAGAAACAACCAAGATGGACGGACAGGTGCAGACATCATATC